ATAATGAATTGATAAATATATTGTTATACCTGGAACAATTTTCTTATTTGTGAAGTTGATGTTATACTCTGGCAGTTAAGCGTTGATTTTAAACGAATTTGTAGGTTTTATCATATTCAAAAACTGTGGTTTTTTATGTTTTTTTAAAAATGTTTGTTTTTTTTTTGTGGTACAGTGGTATTTATATGTTCCTTTAAAATAAAAATATAAAAAAATAGTAGAAAATCGTTAGTTATTCAATCTGTAGACATGAAGTTTTGAAATAACCACCTACTTGTGATTTTTAGCACCTCATTTGTGTGCGGAACGTGCAGATGCTTTTTTGGAAAGATCGAGTACGAGTTCACTAATTGGTTTTCCAAAGTTATTTTGACTATAGCTATAACAAGTTGTTTTAGCTTTTTATGATCGAAAGATTTTGAGTTTTTATTTAAAAATGGTTATAATATCATCGTTGCGCTTAACGTGTTATAAGCACCTTTTTAATATGATTAACTTAGAATTTCGACGACGTGTACACTTTATAGTTTCGCGAAGTGTTAGTCTAAAATGGGTTTTTCTATTTAGAGCGTTACGGACTCATTTTGCTGGATTGTGGGGTGGAAGTAACACGTTTAGAAGATTTAAGAAAATCTTTTTTGTAGTTTCTGTTGGCAACGCAATGCTTCTAGGATTTAGTGTATCTTTGTTAGATTTTGTACGTATGAATCGTGGTGTTTTGTATCTTAAATTAGCTTTTCCTTGTGGTTTGTTTTTGTTTTTTGCTATATTTGGTAGTGTTAGCATGTTTGAAATTTATGGAAAAAATCCATATGGTGTTATAGATGATTTTTGGTTTATCATGCGAATTTTGTTAGCATTTGATTTTTTTGATCGTATATGTGTTTTTATAGCATGGCAGCTCTACGCTTTGTGTAGACCAGATTTGAATAAAGATGATTTGCAAGCTATTAAATGGGCAACACCTTCAAATTCTAGATTTTACGTATCTAATTTGCTTCATAAGTATGCTAATGAGTTATTTTCAGTTGTCTTTTGGGGATTATTTAGAATCATCATGAAGATAAATTTGTGTGCTGAGGCTATAAAGCGTCTCTTAACGAGATTAATTTCGTATCGTACGGAGGCGTTTATAGTGCAGTCTAAGAATAAGAAGGGCAAAGAGCGAAAACTACAGTTTGATGAAAATTATGCTGATAATGGAGTTTCATGGAACAAGTTTGCTTTAAGGAAAAATGTTA